GTTAAGTCACACATGTTCCACAGTTCACTGTTGATAGTGAAGTAAGTGGGGTGAATGTAGTTCTTACCGATTGACAGCTTAAGACCCACTTCGTGGATCTTCTTCTGCCAAATTGCGTAGTGTTCATCATTGGATCGGAATCCAATGTCGTCTCCATTAATGAGAACTGGAAGGTCCTGGAGTTTATATTCCTTCTGGAAATATTCCTCCATGGAGCTCCAATAAGCGGCCAGATTGATGACACACAAGATTGGGAAACTCAGAACCGAACCCATCAGCTGCCCATTGTTCTGTTGTACACTGGGTATCTGAAGGTGTGGGGGAAAGGTAATGGTCTGTTCGTAAAGCTCTCTTCTACAGGCATCAGCCTGCCGGAGCCCGATGTGTCCGTGAAGGAGCAACTCAGCGAGGGCACACTCAAGTGCGTCCTTCGTCTGACGAAGATCTATTCGATCGGTTGCAGACTTATAGTCACCACTAACCCAGAAGGGTTGGGGACCAAAGTCAAACCGTGATGATTTGATCTTCAGTTGCTGTAAATCTTCTCGACAGATCGGGTGTCCAATGAGAGCGAATGGTTCACTTTCTTTTAAGTGACTCCAAAGAGCATTCTGGACAGGCTTACAGACATATGACCGTACTGAAGGGGACTTCGTAATAAAACGAACCTTAAGTGGTTCTAGAAGTCCTTGGACCCTGACAATACAGGGCTCCTCACTTTCAGTAGCCAGGAGGTCCGAGAGCGGGGGTATATCTACTCCGTGTCTCTCAATGACTCCTTTATCGGTATCAACAATGTCTATAAGACCTGAATCCAGGTCCATTGACCTTACCATTCCTTGAACTCCGCCTCCCTCCGACCGATTGAAGCCTAACTTTGCGCTCTTGCTTGGGTAGAACTCGTGTGTTTTTCGCCTTATTCGTAAACCATCCCAGATCTCGCTATAATAGCGAGTATAATCTGAGTATGGGTTCGATGGCGGTTCACCGAGTAAATCTGCGTAGCTATTGTATTCGCTCTGAAGAAACTCTTCAGAAGCCGGTGCACAGCCACGCTTAACCCCTTGCAGGATGCTCCATGCTAGGCGCAGGTTCTTCCCACGACCGGTGTTTATCCGGTTAGTGAGATACCTCTTCAACGGTCCACGGAAGTAGGGTCTTACCCTCTCGACCAATGCAGGTCGAGGGTTCTCGAGTTGCCTATCCAGGTAATCTGCCATAGGCACCGCAGTACAAAACTTCGCATGCTTGATGAAGTTTAGCGGTGCCCAGCTCATACATTCCTCGAATATGACAGAAAGGTGTTTCCAGTTCCATTTCAACAGTCGATCATCGAAATCAATTAAGACCTCGAGATACGACCGTGTGAAGTAAAGGCTTGACACAACATCCCCATGCGGGAAGTCAGGCCACTGGATAACCTCTTTGCCTTTCGATCTTTTCTTGACTACTGCGCTGCCGAGTACACCGCTATGCCTTCTGATAAGTTGGCACGCTAGTGAACTCGCTTCATAGCAGCGGCAGCCACTTGAAGCTTTGCCGTCACCTGACGGTCGTAGGCTTTGAGATATCACATCTATAAGTGTAAGATACGTTTTGGCTTCCACACGGTCCCCCTTGTCCGTGTGGTGGTCCGAAGCCATCTTCACTTCTTCGCTTGATTGAAGGGCACTTGTTGTAAGTGCCACAGAAGATCT